CAGAAAAGGGTGGCCGTCGTCGTTCGACCAGGAGATCCAATCGTCGTAGAAATAACCGTTCGAAGAAGCAAAGAAAGCAGCAGAGACGGCATTAATTTACTAAAATAAATTTCTCCAAGCATTTACTATAGGATATGTATATGGTTGTAGATTAATTTGGCCGAATTATTAATTTAAATTTGCGGTTCCGCCGATAAATTTGGATCCCTAGTGTAGGAACATGACCTCCGTATCACAGTATAGTGCTATTGCGGATTGGCAAACTCTTGATCCAGTCGGAAATTTCTACTTCACACTCGCTGATCCAAACCTTAGTACAGCAAATACTATTGCAGTTGGTTGGAAGGCTAATGGTTCAGGAGTCACAGATGCCCCTGTTACAGCTGTTACGAAAGTAACAACTCAATATGGTGTAACATTTACGATAACAATTGGCGGCGGTCAATTATTTAGTCATGATACCGAATATACATTCTCACCTGCAACACCAACACCCACACCAGGCGGCGTGATCTGCTTTGGTGCCGGTACGCGGCTCTTGACAGCCGAAGGCTACAAGGCCATTGAAACACTCACAACAGCCGACAAGATCATGACCAGCGACGGTCGCATCGTGGCCGCAAAAGGGATCTGGTTTGAAGTACCCGCCACGACAAAGGCTACGGCTCCCTATCGTGTAGAAGCTCATGCGTTTGGCCATAACAAACCGGCAGCCCCCATCGTACTTTCGCCCAATCACAAGATTCAGATTAGTCCCCGCCTTTGGACCAGCCCTGAAGATGCCGCCGCCAATGGAAATAAGCGCGTAACACAATTCGGTGTCGGGAAATCCATGCGGTATTGCCACCTCGAGTGTGAGGATTATCTGCGGGATAATCTGGTCGCCGAAGGCCTCGTAGTCGAATCCCTATCCGCTCCAAGTGCCTTCAAAGGAGTCCAGGTCTACACATGGAATGCCCGGCTCAAGGCCTACACACGTATCTCTGCTGCCTCCGCAGAATCAAAGAGTCGTCGCCAGTAATTCAATGTTAATTTCTCATAAGAGAACGTACGATCTCTAAATGACAGAATAGTTGCATCCAGCAATTCTTGTGTTATATCAGACCATGCTGCCACAATGAGCACGGGCAACCCTTTAAATACTGGATCGAGTCCGGATGATTTTACAATAGGAATGCATCCTAATAAAAGAGCCTCCCACGTTCGATGACAATCCTGACCATTTCCAGCAGGACTGAGCACAAAGGCGTATTCTGTCTGAAGGCAATGAGATTCATAGCGCTGCACAGGCTGCGGTTCATAATATACGAGCTCTTTGGGAATCGACTCATAGGCTTTGCGCCGATCTCCACGGTCTAGAATAAAATGGAAGTTAGAATAACAACGGATTCTTCGTTCATAGAAGGGCCGTGTCTGGCTGCGGAGTGCAACAAGATTCAACTCCTGCTCTGCTTCTGTTTGCCTTGGCCCCCACCGTGAGTCTCGAAGCGCCATTGTATGATAATCGAGTCCGATGGGCATATGAATAAGTTTGGGATGAGACGAAAGACAGTTTTGCGCAAACCAGCGTTTAATAAAGGGCGATGCCAACAGCGTAGCACAAAAGACATTCGTAGTACGGACAGCCTCATCCGCATCACCCGTAACAAGTGTAATACCGGTTTTGAGTCGGGGCAAATAATATTTCACAAACGCTGGAATCGCAGTAGTACACACATAGACTGTACTAGTATCAGAAATATCCTTTAAAATATCTTCTGTTATCGATGGATTACTAGAAGATATTCTACGCTGATAGGAACTACAGGACTGTAGGAGCCCCCTTGACGAAACAAAGATGGGCTCCATACTGCCGACATTATGCAAGGGAACCTTAGGTATCCCACATCCGTGCATAGGTATGGCAGCCCAGCCTAGCATCATGGTTTTTGTTATGATAAAACATCTCCGAACGTAGAGCCGCAATGGGCTCTGGGCGGCACTGATAGATGGCTTCCCCAAAGACCCGCGGTCCCGTCTCAAAATGAGGTTTGTCGGTATTGAGGGTGCCTCTGAGAACTATTTCACATCCTCGCTGCAGTACAGGATGATGGGGTACACAGGCCGCGAACCCTTTCGCAATGTAGGGCCATGTCAAAGGAATATCATGACAAATAACGAGGGGCTTCTGGAGCCATAGTACAGGATCCAAAGTTCTATGCGGAATTACATCGGCATCCATGTAGACTCCACCATAGCGCTCCAGGATATGATAATAGAGAATATCAGCTTTCTGCACTCCTTTTACAGCAGCCCCGACAAAGGCCTGGACAGAAGGACTAAACTCTGCAATATCGGCATTCGTCCAGAGCCGGATAGTCCATTCAGGGCCCAAGAGAGCTGCCCAGGCAGCCCGATGGGTCTCTACAAGTGGTGGAGCCGGAGAATCACCCACCCAAATCATATGTAGGAGCTTGGGAATCAGCAGGGGCCCCTCGGGAGCAGTTGTAGGCAGATCAACAAGATATACGTGCTCCATCTTATTTAAGAAGTCGAAGAGTGCCGGTTAATAAAACCGCGATACAGAATAAGGATGTCCACCTGTAAAGGAAAAACCGCTACCGGGAAGGCCTGTACCGCTTCAGCAAAACATGGCGACTTTTGTGGTCGTCATGCGGGAGCAGCCGCCAGATCAGCAACAGCGGAAGCTAGTGCGGCAGTCCGAGCAGCGGAGCAGGAACGCCTGTTTGCAAAAGCAGCTAGTGAAATGAGGAAGGCTACAGAACATCTGAAAGCTGCATCTGCCCATCTTGACTATCCTGAGATCACCCGAAATCTGAAGATCCTCGGTCTTAATGCGACAACCCGAAATGCAGCCACAATCAAAAAAGCTTTCCGTGGTCTTGCAATGGCCTTACACCCAGATACATCTGGATTAAAGGATGAGAAGGCCCGAAGGGCTGCGGAAGAACAATTCAAGATAGTGCGCGAGGCCTTTGTGACTCTACGAACAAAACTAGGTCTGTAAAATTGAAACAGGGATGAGCACCAATCAGCACCGGCATGACAGACTGTACCTGCAATAATAAAGGAGAAGTTGAATGTTTCGGATGCAAGGCACCCCTCTGTGAAGAATGCATTAATCATTGCGCTAGCTGCAAGGAGGCCGTATGCGAGGACTGCTGTGCTCTCACCGTAGATGGAATTCTATGCGGGGCCTATACCCAATGGGGCTGTGGTCGGAAGTATACCACTTGCGATGGATGCATGGCCGATGAGGCCATTCATGAATCAGATCTCATTCATTGTGACATCGATGAATGTGATCTATTTCAATGTGCTGCCTGTGCGGAAGAGCATAATCACCCAAAAGTGACACCTAAAGAACCAGAAGAACCCAAATAACAGAGATCAAAATGTTCAAGATCAGTGACGGCTCAATCCACTTCAATCTTGATGAGAAGGAATGCATTGCCCTGGAACTCAAATTGAATGTAAGTTCAAAGGGTCATGTCTGGAGCCACATTGGTACGTATCTGTATGAATACGGTACAGGGCAACCCAAGGCCCTGTCAACCATTACTGTAGAACCGGCGCAATTCACATTCCTATGTCAGCTGTTGGAGAAGAAGAGTTGGGAGGATTGCAGGGGCCTCTAGAGGAAGGGATCGTAGGCCCACTGGAGAAGCGCTTGGCGTTCTCGGAGGCGACAGTGTTCATTTTGGCGCCAGGGTGGACAGCCACCCCGCAGAGCACCTGCATGGCGTCGAAAGGCGCGCCACCGGCGGATTTGCACAGCATCTAGCTCCGGAATACGCCGACCAAGCCAATAGCGACAATACCACTGAAACCAACCCCGTTCATCCGGATTTCGATCAGGGTCTCCAAGTAGCCCGTGATAGTGATCATCGGCACGGCCTCTTCGACCGACAGAGGGCGCCCAGCCATTCTCTCGCCAGACAGAAAGCGGTTGTCTTGATCCTACACCAAATAGGTTATACCGGGAGGCATCTGCACCTTCGGGACCCAGGCGGCCTGTCATAAGTCCACCTAAAAACCATTCTGCCGGAAATTCGCGGACACAGTCATTTAGATAGCGCCCCTCAAAGACACCGAGCATCAGCATTTCTCCAGGACTCAGCTCAGGTTCAAACAACGGATCAAAATGAGTCCCTGGATCTACCTCAAGCCGATAGGAATATGATGCAATAGACATGGACGGGCAGCCCTGCACCAGGGTACCCGCTGTAAAGGATGCCAACGGTTTTCCCACCCGTAGCAAATTTGACCGCAACTCATCAACCGATCGAATAGGCATAATGAACACCCCTACTCTCATGAAAGAGTTCTATGAATCCCTGACACCAAAAGAGAAGATCATCCATGATCTTGCACCCATTATGTTAAAGTCACGGTATTGCCCTCATCGATCAACGGCATTTCTGGCATTTCTGAAGAAACGAGAGGCAGCGGCGGCGGCACTTCCTCTGTTGAAGGCACCGGGATCGGCGTCCAGTACCGTATAGCCTCCTGGAAGGCGGCGGAGGTGCGCCGTAACCATCCACGAACATCTAAGTTCGCATTAATTCCCGATCGTTCAAGCTCCGCTTTTGTGTACCAGGCGTAGCATAGGTGTTCTCTGTAGGTGAGTCGTGGCAGCCTCGTCGCAGACAAGTAGCCAACCCAGTAGGGGCGTTTTCCAAAGCGTATAGAGCCACCGCAAATATGATAGTCTTGGTCATACTTGTAGCCGGTCTCCTCATAGGTTTCGCGTGTTGCAGTTTGGTAGGCTTCGCCGTTGTCCGCCAATTCCGGGTGTCCCTTCGGGAAACTCCAAACCCCCGTATCACGCCCTTTCAGGAGAAGAAATTCAGGTTCAGTAGTTCCGTCACGAAATCGGAAAAGGATGACCCCGGCGCCAGGGATCGTATGTGTTGTAGTTTTCATCACACCGTTTCGATGACCCGGCCCGAGTCGGGCATCACCTTTTTTCACCCCTGAAACTTGACGGGCGGAGGGGGTGGAGACACTGCAACGCATGATGTCCTACCCTACTAGAATGATTTTTCAGGCAATGGGCCGCGGCCATTATCGAAACTATGTGGATAAAGCAGGATTTCATATAGTTCCGTATCATCTCCGCTATAAGGCAGTTCCTCTTAAGAAGAGTCCGATCTACATGGATTTCCTAGATCGATGCATGCCGGGCGACATGGGTGAAATTGCAACCTTTCACGACCATCATGTAGTCGAATACGAGCGGTACTTGGTCCTGGATGCCGCCGGATCCGAACCCCTTCCTGAGCATACGTACAGTAACATCATGAATTCTATATTTCTTGAATTAGCAACAAAGGGTCGCCTGAATCCAATGCTCATCTGTTGGTTCGAGCGCCGGAATGTGATCACGGATGATACGGTTCTCCGTGTAGCCGGGCTGCTGCCCGATCAAACAAGTCGCCGTGTTCTGCAGATTGTATTTATTGATCAATACAAGGCACAAAATACTCAGCTTCGTTAGAATGAACTCCCTGGAATTTACCGTATTTGATCTTGCTGCTATTGCGGTTAATCTTACCGTGGCCTATTTTGTGGTCCTGAAGTCACCCCAGCCGGTTTCCCTCCTCATCCCTATCCTGGCCGCCACCTCCGTAGTTACAGGCATCCTCCAGAATCGTATGAAGCCAACGGACCAATCTGTATCTCTTACCGATTTCCGCATCAGCCTTCATACTATCTCGTTTATTGGCTACGTCGCAATCCTGCTGATGCGTTTCAACCCCTTGGAGACACTGGGCTTCGTACTTGTGACCGGGCTCCTTACGGCGCTGTTCTTTCTCCTAACGAATCTTACTCTGAATAAACTCGAGAGTAAGTAGATGCCCCTATCCTATCCTGTATTTGTCGTGGAGGAATTGGCTGTAATCGCTCTAACGCTCGTTGTCACCTATGCGGTAGTTCTCCGGTTTGAACTGCCAGTCTACTATATCATTCCGATCATGGTGGCCCTGACAGTTCTAAGTGTAGCGGTTCAGCATCAGGCCCATGGCTCGGACACAGATGATACTATCCTCCGATTTGCTGCAGCAGCCCTGCTATTGACAGCCGGATTCATCCATATGATTATTCTGAAGATGCGGTTCAACTGGCTAGAAACAATTGGTTTAGTTTTTGCCTCCGGAATCCTTAGTGGCGCGATTAATTATCTTCTCCTCTAGTATAAATGGCCTCTCTCCTCAAATTCCTCCGTAAGACACTCAAGAGTGGAACGAATGCCGTCCGTCGTGTGGGCAAGGTCAGCCGTAACACCCTGAAGAAGGGCACGAACGCGCTTGGCCTCACGAAGAAGGCGAGGAAGGCAAAGAAGTCCAAGGGCCGTCGCTCTACCAGCCGTCGCCAGTAAATAGAAACCCACCCCCCTACTATTCAGATAGTACCAGAATAGTTCTTGTAGTATCTGCAAACAGCTGCGGCTATCTATCCCATTCAAATCCCGGCTATCCAGTAATGAGTAGTCCCAAGGCCTTACAGTTGACCCGGGCCGAAGGTGCTAGTTCGCTGATCCTGAAAGGCCAAGGCGTCTTTATCTTTGGTTCCACATCAGATGCGTGTTCCTTCACCTTCAGCAACAAGGAAGGGAATGGTATCCAGATCACGATGACCCCGACCGCCATTTCTGGACTCTATACTCAAAGTTCCGAACCTCTCCTGGACCCCGATAATAAGTCGGGGCTGTCTACTGATCCGGGGGCCTATTACTGGTGTTCCCTCGATTACAACAATCAGACAATCTTTGCAGGAGTGGGGGAAGCCCGACTGGAAACAGCCGCCTATCGCTACAAATTTCCGGCCTCTTCCAGATCTTTCCTGGAAAGTTTAACACAACTAACAACCATCTCCTCCTCTATCATACCTCTGCGGCTCCTAAGAGATCCCGTTACCCATCAGATTCCTCTGTTAGTCAAGGATACACATGAGCTGACGATGCACAATATCGCTGCGGCTACTTATATGCCCCGTGCTAATTTATCGCAGGTGGCACAGACTCTTCATGCCTGTATCGCGGGACCCCACTTCATCCTTGATGATAAGGATTTTCCGCACTTCTCCAAGGCTATTGAAGCAAGTATAGCAGATCCTTCCGGCTGGTGCCACCAGCGCCTCCTTGAAAAGGCCAATGAATTTGGTCCGGGTCCCGGTCAGCCCCTGGAAACGTATCTCCGCATCACGCTCAATCAGAATAACGGTGAATCCCCCGGCATCCCTTATGTAATGGAAATCTGGCCCCCCGGTCACTATTCACCCGTCCATAATCATGCAGGAGCAAACGCGATTATTCGTGTTCTCCATGGCTCCATTCAAGTTAGCCTGTTCCCTTATCTGTCGGCCGCTGTAAAACCGTTTGCCGTCACCTCCTTCAAGAAGGACGCCATCACCTGGATTAGTCCCACTCTCAATCAGACCCACCAATTGATGAATATAGAAACAAAAGACACGTGCATCACTATCCAGTGTTACATGTACGATGAAAAGGATCGACAGCACTATGATTATTTTGATTATATTGACGGCTCAGGTAAGACGCAACAATATGAACCCGATTCCGATATGGATTTCGTAGCCTTCAAACACCTAATGAAGGAAGAATGGAGGGCCAGAACAACAGTACCCCGAAAGAATCCCTGGCTATGCTACCCTGGCTGCCATTAAAAAAGTTGACCCCCACCCAGGCTACATTATGAGTAAGGCAGTGAAAAACGAAGACACTACAATGAGCCGACTTCTGATTACCGATATAACAACCAAAGAGCTGATCGACAAGGTGACTGACCTTTTCGATATTGAGTTTCTGATGAAAGTCGAAACTGCAAAGCCCCAGCGAACAACCACCTTAGCAGAACTGGAATCACGCCACTTGGCCCTGAGCGAGGCCCTTCCGGATGATGCAACCAGCAATCTAGCACCCATGATTCGGAGCATGGCCAGGGACAAAAGTATGTTGCGCCGCTTCACGGCGGAAGTCACACGCTTTGAAGCAGAGCTGAAGGAATTGGTTGAAAACGCAGGGTGGAAGCGTACGAATGGCCAGGAATCCCGGGCTGTACAAGAAAAGAGGGTGCAGATAGAATTCTGGCAGGGAATGGTTACAAAAAAACAGAAGGACGTTGCTGAGCGCCAGAAATTCTTTGACTACATCGAGGATACAGATCGAAAAATCAATGAGCTGGATGATGCGATTGCAGGAAGAGCCCCAACTCCAGCCTGGTTCCAGGCGCAGTTGGATGCCGAGTATGAGGCCAAACGGGAAGCCTGTCGGCGTTCTTATGAGGAATATGAAAAATCAGTCAAAGAGAAGAGACCCTATGAGCCGACTTCTTAGACAGCTGGCGCCATTCTACCGAATTGGTGGTACCTCACCCTTTACACATATTCCAAATACCCTCTATCGTGTACAGACAGACGGATCTTTTGGTGGACGCAAAGGGGACCGCATTGCTGCCATTTTGTATGAAGTCGATCATCGGCCGGGCCCACGATCCCTTCTGCAAATCAAGGTTAAATCTTCTACGGAAGCCGAGTGGGCTTCTGTAGCACTCGGCCTGGCTCTCGCGGTTCAACACAAGAAACCTGTCGTCGGCATTGAAAATGATAATTTGGGTGTCATGCGATCACTTATTTTTCATCGAAACTTCCGGAGTCGGCACGAATATGCCCATCATTATTTCCATGAAATTATGCGCTTGGCATCAAATACAGAATGGGCGGGTGTAAGGTGGATTCCCCGTGACCTCAACAGGGCCGATGATCTGTTTCATCAATGAGAAGGCAACAAAGGAGGAAACTAAGTCTAGGTTAGAAGATGCCTCCGAAACGCTCTCGAATTGTCCTAAAAAATATTCTGGGAACAAAACTTCAACCTTGCTCTCTCCCTGGAGGAAAATCAACAGGGTTCTTCCGAACGGGTACATGCGTTACCAGCCCAGAAGACACGGGTACCCATGTCATTTGCGCCGTTATGACCAATGCATTTTTGCAATATACCCGAACCCAGGGTAATGATCTGATCACTCCTCACATGCCAGGATTTCCGGGTCTCGTGGCAGGAGATAGATGGTGTGTATGTGCTCTGCGATGGCGTCAAGCCTTCCTGGCCAATCCAGCCTTTGCTCCGCCTATTATTCCCGAAGCCACCAGTATTCTGGCTACTAAATTTATTCCACACAATATTCTTCTTCAGTATTCAATCCGACAAAGCCAACTGAGATAGGCAATCGGGAGACAGCAACATAGGACACCCATAAAAATATGGATAGAATCACCAAAAAAAGACATTTTTGTCGGTGCAACTCCTCGACGGGATCGAAAGCAGGACGAGACAAGAGGAGCAAGGGCCACGGGCCCGAATCCTGTCACAATAGAGGAAGAAAAGGAGGAGAGTCCCATAGGTATCATGCACAGAGCCGAGGCACCTAAATATACGCAAAACTCCGGTGAAGGATAACCCATCAGAGTTGACTTGGCATCCTCCCGCGGTGCAGGATCTTCCTGCTGATCAATTGCATCAAATGATCCCTTAAAAGTACCAAAAAACAAGTCCATAAAGGCTGCATCTGTTCCTGCATAGTTACATTCAAAGTACCGATGATGCATGTAGTGAAATACATCACTCTGAAAATGATCCTCATACCCACTGTGACTTGCCGCGGGACTGAGCAGCAGATGCACACCATTCCACAAAAATGCGAAGGGCGAACAATAAAATACGAGCGAAGGTGCAATACATGCAAAATAGTATAAATGCTCCACTGGATGCATACACAGCCCCGAAAAGGGCTCCACATCTGTATTCCGGTGATGCAGACTATGGACCTGTTTATAGACAGCATCCATATGCAAAAAACGATGCGCCCAATAAAAATGGAATGATCGCCATAAGGGAACCGCAGCCAGAGCCGTTGCAAAGGCGATGCCACCACCGACAGATCCAAACGAAGTCACATCAGGGATATACGCCAATCGCCCTGATGCCCACAAATAGCAAAAGATATTTTCAAAAATTGTCCAAATAGCTACCCCCGATGTAGTCCATGCCAGATTATGACCTACTTTATCCAAATTGTAGGTCCGAGCCTGAATAAACGGACGATTCGCAGCACCTTGAAAATAGAGAATTCCGTGCCAAAAGGCCGCATAGCCAATTGTCACTGTAAACCAAAGAGGAAACCTTTCCATAAAAAATGACAAGGAAACGGGAGCCGCAGCGGCGGCCGACTCTGGGCCAAGTTGATAGGGGAATACACCATACAACATAAGAGCGATACAGGCCCACACAAAATTGGGAGATGTAATAAGAATATACGGTGCATGTTGGGCCCACTGAATCAGCGTAGGCCGCGGCACTTCACTGGCTCCCGGCCTCAATTCCTTCTGCACATACGCAGGTGGCTCTCCAATCCATTTTCCGTTCACTAGACCAAAGCAGTTTGCTAGGTCCATCCTAGCCATCTACAAGAAATAATTATTTAGATTGACAGTAGATGGCTGACCTGGAAACTCTGCGTACATATCTCAAAGAAACCAAGGATGATTGGAATTACATCGGACCCTTAGATTTCTACACAAATTGGTTCGGAAAACGAGACTATTGTCTGATTGATCTTCGTGACGCTGCCTCTTTCAGACGGATGCACATAAAGGGGGCAAAAAATATATATTGGCTCTCCATCTTGGATGATAAGAATCTTCGCCGTCTACCAAAAGATAAACCGATATTCTTAATCTGTTATGTAGGGCATACAAGTAGCCAGATCCTAACACTCCTAAAACTCTTGGGCTACCCTGTGACAGCTATCAAGTATGGCTATGGGAAATCGCCTGTTCCTGGAATGCCCGTTGCAGGATGGCTGGACTATGATTTTCCTGTAGTTCGCCCCGTCGGCTGCAGATAAAGATGAAAGGCTCGGCCTAAAAACTTTTTATGCCAATATATTATCCACGCTGCCACCCTCACTTCTCAGGTTCTCCCAGTCCGCTGTCCTCCGGCAAATGAATCTCTGGACCTCTCTCCTCCCTCACGTGAAACCGCACTATGCTGTCAAAGCTAACAATGATCCGATCCTCCTCAAATGGCTCCGAGAAGCCGGTGCCGCCTTTGACTGCGCAAGTCCCCGAGAAATGCACCAAGTCATTCGAGCCGGTGCTCAGGCCCCCGATATCCTTTACGCCCACCCCTGCAAGAGCCCTGTAGAAATCCGTGCAGCAAAGCGGCTCGGAGTGCAGACCACCGTTGTTGACAGCCCTGAAGAGGTTGATAAGCTCCGCAGCGCAGGGTGGAAGGGTGATACGCTCATTCGACTCTTAGTTCCCGATCAGGGGTCCGCACAGCCGTTCAGCAAGAAGTTTGGTGCACCCCTGGGCTGGGTGCCCGAGATAGCTGAAAAGCTCAAGGAGGCCCGGATTCCACTGAAAGGCTGGAGTTTTCACGTGGGATCCGTTTGTGGCGATTCATCGCAGTACAGGAAGGCGATTGAAGTCTGCGCAGAAGCTTCCTCACTGGTAAAACAGAAGGATGCAACAATTGTGGATATTGGCGGTGGCTTTGTTGCAGATCCAGAACAGTTTGGGGAGGCTGCAAAGGCCATTACGGCAGCCCGGTCCTTGTTTCCCAAGGAAACACAGTGGATTGGAGAGCCGGGTCGATTCTTTGCGGCTCCTGCAGCAACGCTTCGAGTGCAGGTCAGTGGTGTGAAACGGGGCTTGGAAGCGGGGACGTGGCGGTATACGCTGGATGAATCGATCTATGGTGCCTTCAGCAACATACCGTTCGATGGCTTCCAGTTTTCTTTTCGTCTAGATTCAGAGGATAGCAGGGACAAAGTGAAGGCCACGATATATGGTCGGACCTGTGATTCGGCAGATCTAATCGCAGAGAGTGTCATGATTCCAGAATTGAGAGTGGGGGATTGGTTACGCGTGGATAATATGGGGGCTTATACAATTGTATCAGGTTCAGAATTTAATGGATTTAAGAAGCCCCGACGCATGTACGACATGCAATAAATATATGAAACCCAAATAGGAATGGCTGCGGTCGCACAGGACCCTAGGCCCACGATTAGAATAAATGCACCCGAAGCATTAAAACCTAGTATACCTCGTAGCAAAACACGCACTACTATTAACAGTGGTGTAAACCATTTTGGTTTTTCAAAAAAAAGGGAAAATGCTGCAAAAGCTGAATTAGAGAGAATAGAAGAAGAAATAAAACATAGGATATCTTTACCAGAGGCAATAGTCACACCGGAACAAATGAAGGCAGAATTAGAAGCCTATATTGCAGCAGTCAGGGCAAGATCCCACGGAAATGCCTGTTGTACGATCGCTGGAGGGCGTCGTCGTTGCAGTCACAAACTAAGGAAACAAAGGAATAAGAAAAATCAGCAGAGTCGAAGAAGCAAAGGTCGGCTGTAATAATTGCGCTCTTCAAGGGGGTCGCAGAAAAGGTACATGATACAGGAAGGTGAAGAGTCGACAGACTCGAAAGGCAAAGTCGGCCTCAAATTGTTGAATCATTCGCATAATGCAAAAAATTCAAGAATATTTTAATGCTAGAGGGCAATAGGTTTTGATATGATGATCTTCTATAGATTCTCATATGAGATCGCTATAACATCCCCTGCCGCAACCCAAGATTCTTGAGTAGCCACTATTCAAGCGTAATTTTTGTAAATTTTTTCGTAGATCGGTATCTTCTTCGATGGCCACGTGTTCTTCTTCCGCCACTGTGTGATCCATTACCTGTTGGGATGTTCGCCAAAACAGGCGGAGCTGTCACTACAGGCGCAGCTGTCACTACAGGCGCAGCTGTCACTACAGGCGGAGCTATCACTACAGGCGGAGCTGCCCCAATAGAATCATCCACATATGGAATAATATGAAAGTCAGAAACAAACCCCGGATCTACGAGTGTCCTATATTCATCACATAACTGAATGAATAAATGTTTCTCATATTGATTTGTATCATTCATTATTCGTGGAATACGAAATATAGATATCCAGTCTGCATAGTTATGAGGATCGGGCCGATGCCCAGGCAGTGGTACAGCAAATTCATATGATTTTTTGTTCGATCTTTCATTAAAAAAGAATTTTTCTAAATTACTTATAGTGTCGTACAGATCAGGGCGATCCATAAGCATTTTAAACAATATAGAACATTTTAGTGGTATAGTAAAGAATAGAACTTGTATGGGCATTGGTAATGCCGGAATAGCTGCGGAAGGTGTTATAAAACTTTTCTGCAAATATCGATCAAATAGACAAATCGCAGGATTCGGGTGTTCAGTTAAATAATTCACAATAAATATATACTCCAACAAATTAAGCATAAGAAGACTATTTGGCTTTGTGACGGTGTAAAGATAAAATCTACACTGTAAATAATGTGTATCATCATCATTACGGTTATAGGCGATTTGATTCGAAAGAAAAATTGTCCATCCATCAATTGTAAAGCTGCGATGAAATAGATCAGCAATATTTCTTTCCACACCTTCTAATGATAATATAGAGTAGCTCTCAGGATTAATTTCTAAATACCTATCAACGGTTGTAATCCTCCTAATAATGTATGAAAAAAAAGTATTATCATGGCCACCCACCCTAGCCACTTGTTGCTGAAGGGCTAGATTAACATTTATATTTCTATTAACATTCACTTGTAATTGTGTTGCCATTTGCATGAGCCCCTCGCTACGAATCGGAGTAAAAGATATAGTAAAAGATGCTAGATGTCTATCAATGAATTCACTTTCACTTAAATACCTTGCGTCAATCTTTACTGTATTATAAAATACGGGTTCTTCATACGACTTTAGTATATCATTCACGCGTTGGCGGTGCACATATTTTGCACACTGAAGTAATACCGCTCCTAGGCCTGATATCTTGCTAGTTTCATCATTCCGTTTTAATACAGTATATAAATCAGAAGGACTCCCAGCAGTAATAGTTTGATCATAATAAAAATCAACCGAATGTCCTATGTTTATTTTCCTTAATCTAAAAACTCCCTGAGATATTTCTGTTAGTGTGTTTTTTTTAGAAACTGTCACAAGCCCTTTTACGCGAAATGGCTGTTTAAAATCGATGCCGACACAATGTTTATTATCATAATAAATAAATACGTTTTTATATACTTGATTATCATATTTTTCACTAATCTTAGTAGCACGATTATAGATATATTTTACGCCAATGGTATCAACATACAGTATAGACCTATCAGCACGTAAAAATTTATCTAAAATTTTAATTACATCAAGTGTTGTATGTATTAATAGTAGGCCAGCGCAGTCAATCAGTGCATCGTAGCCTTTCTGCAGTACTGTATATAATAGAACTTCTTCAATCTGTTTTTGCGAATCACTGGCATTATAGGGAATAAGCGCCGGTGCAGTAGTGGTACGGCCAAGGATGGATGCTTCAATAGAACCACCCACTTCCTGATCAGTAACTATCTCATCTAATTGACCAGCCGAATCTATTTCCTGCAGAGGTTCTGATGGCGCAAGGAGTGCAGTTTTAATAAGGGCCCCCGGTAAATTAAAATTAACAGTGCCTGAAAAGGATACCTTATTTGATGATATAGCAGGATTATACATATCAATCAAAGATATGTTATATTGTGTTCTATTTATTTGGAAAAAATGCTTTAATAAGACATTCTTAATATACACATATAAAAATGTTATTTTATAATTAATATTTTTATTCAAAGCATCCGCAATCGGTGCGCAAATATCGATAGGATAGTGATGAGGTATTATTTCCTTAATAGCATCTACTGTAGTAACATCAAGCAATTCTTTAAATAACATTTTAACCATCAAATCAAATGTTATTTTATTTGTTTGTTCAATTATACGCAGGGGTTCCCCTATGAAAGTTATATAAAATGCAACATCCTGCGCACGTAGAGGTGATTTAAAATAAGAAAAAATAGTTAATAGCATCGATAATTCAAAATCAGTAAAGGCACTGCCATGCATGGGGTTGTAATTTGCACTATATGGTATTGCTGTAAAAAAACCCTTTTTCTCTACAACTATCCCCCCAGAATCTTTCTTTGTGTCAAATCCATAGGATTGATTATATTTCATCGGCTTCGTAATAATCATCTGTAGTAAATTATTAATTTTAGTGTTAATAATAGTATCAGTCTCTGTTCTATCTATAATACCACTGTATAAATATCTATCGCTAATAAATGGGTGAATAATGTGAATCGTATGGTCACTGTTATGAGCTATGGATTGAGATGTGAATAAATGTTTAATTGCCGTAAAACAAATATTAAATATAGCAAATTCAAATGGATGTGGGGAGGAAAGTTCATTTGGAATATTTAGATTACTCGATAGTGGGTTAATTAAAGAGTCAACTTCATCAAAAATAAACATACCGGCAGGGGGAGAGATACCCCCCATCCTCATACGGAGAATCGCTTCTTTTAGTGCACTATCACTAATTACACATATAGTAATACCAGAATTAGTATCCGGTAACTTATTTTTAATAATTTTACTTAATGGGATTATGCCGACAATATTAAATAGTATATCATAACTAGATTCTACAAGATGAGGTGGGAGCACGACATAATAAGATGATACAGCCCGTGGAAATTCTAGACATTTTTCCAAAATAAGCATAGGAGTTAGAACAGTTGTTTTCCCACGACCCATCAAAATTTCGTGAGCCTTATTACTGATAGAATTAATTTCACCTAATATTTTTTTCTGATCTTTCCTAATTAAATTTCCAGACTGCAACTCAAATAGTATATCTATCATAGATCGTGTTTCATTAAAAGTATAAATTAAGCGTGTATCTAACGGCGATAGTTCAGATAAGATATAACCGCAAGCAGTCATTGCCGTTTCAATCCCTACAGTTTTTTCTATTTCTCTCAGTGATGTAATAATAGTAGAAAAATTTTTTTTAATTAAATTTTTATAAAAATATACAAAAAATGTTATAAAAAGTGTTGCAGGATGCTGAATTTTTTCATAGCTATTTAATAATGACTGAATTATGTGTGTAGGTGTCGCTGAATTGCCTTCGAAGGCCGACTCGAACGGCATTCGAATCACTCCCTTTATACTCTCCGTTATTTCCCTTCTCTTCTTACTATCTACAATTGTTGTAATATCTTTACACTTATACCGAAAATTTCGTAGAAAATCTTTTAACATAATGGAATCATCTTTTAGTACAAATTCTTTCTTAAGCTCATAGAATTTTTCAGTAAATAGTTCCATGTGCTTGTATTCATCTAGTGTACGTATTGATTCAAACGCAGTTGAATTAAATGATACAGGCAAAATAGATTCAAACTGCAGAAAGCGCTGACGAATTAAACTTTCTTCAGTCGAATTATACAGTGCCCAATAAGGAATGCATCCAGTATTTTTGCAGGTTTTATATGAGGTAAACCAGCTGCTAAGAGAATCTGCAGATATATGGCGGTATGTATGAACAAATAATGATAATGCAACATTATTTTGTGCTAACCATAATGACATATACAAATGGCCGACCATTGTTGGATCTGTTACGCGAAAGGATAAAAATGTATGATGAAAGGGAATTAAATATTCACTGTATTCATGGTCCACATTCATAGTGGGCAGCTGGTCATTCCAATATGGATTTACAAAATTTTTAAGGCGATTCGCATAGTCTGCTTGATTTACAAGTAGTAATAAAAAATAGTCATTTGATTTGTTTTTTAATATAAATCCATTTGTAAGATGAAACATCCACATACCTAAGAGCGGACCATAGGTCGTTACCACAGTATACTCTGTATTATTTGAATAGTAATACATTTTAGAGTCAATTATTTTAAAATATGATTTCACAAAATTTAGGTCAATCCGATATTCTGGTCTAGACATAAAATTAAGCGCATTTATCTTTTTTTTCCATACATAGATTGGATTATGTACAGATTTAACCTTTTCAAGGAGTTTATCTATAGACGGTGTAAAAGAAATTGATTTATCTGTATAATCATATGTATCAGATCCGATTTTTCGTGTAACCGTATTCGGTCCTATAAATTTAACTGATATCTCAGAATCCTGACGAATAATGAATTTTGTTGAATCTGTAACTGACCTATAAATGTAAAATACAGGAAATATGTTATTTAATATATGTTGTGGTTTCAGTTCATAACCTTCAATAACCACTGTATTATTTGCCTTCGTGAGTAATGTTTCAATTATATTTTTTATAAATTTCAGAAACTGCGGATTATCAAATGATACAAATATATGAAATGATACAATGCTAATTTGATCATATGATTTTGCGTCAGAGGTCATGTCCATTGGATATTGATTATTAACAAGATATTGCTTCATCAATATGTTTTTAAGACTAGGGGGATACCATGCTTCGGTTAACAGTTCTTTATGAGTACTGATTTCATCAAACCGAAAAACAAATAGTAAGCATAGCAATGAATCAAATATGTAGGATTTTATTTTATGGGCATTTGCCAGAAATGTATCAATATTTAAATGATTTATTGTAATTCTCAAAAAATTTACATTAAAATTTTCAAGTGAGTTATTAAGATTACCATTCCCGGCTATCCTGACCATATCTGATAATACTACGCGATCATACCCCATTGTGTTGGCAATTTCATCGACTGCAGCTCCATTAAGATAATCATACTTCCCATCATTAATATTTTGTATATTTTCTTGAAAATTCAAAAAAGTTCTATCTAATGTAGAAGGGATAATTGCAAATGAAGTCGATGCCCGTTCATATGATCTATAGTTATTTATATAGGGTACAAAATCTAATAAACAAGGAAGTATAGTAGTGCCCTTATTTATAAATAGTAGTGGCGAAAATTTCTGCAGAAGTGTAAAAATTTCTCTTAACGGAATCAATCCCAAGTTAGGTTTTGAATGACACCCAGTGTAAACCAATTCAATTATATTATGAATACCAGTAGTTGAAAAAAAATGCTTTTCTCTGCGATTTTCATACAGCAAGGGGCCGACTGTTTTACATTGTAATAATACACAACCAATTAATAAATATTGCTCAAGCATTAAGAATAGTCCATCCTTATGGAGTTCATTTTCAACAGGTTCCTTAATCATATTGTACCCCGCTAATGTTGTTATATCTGTATCTTCTGTTACGCTAATTGTTGGGGCACTCGATTTAAGTTTTTTATACAATTGTGTAATACATCGAAGTCGAATAAATCGATATAGTTTTCTATTAATAAAGTTTTTCAGATTTATAGGTGTATTTAAAAAGGTCTCTAGTGTTATAAACTGAATATTTTTAATATATGTATCCATCAAGCTCAACGCATCATCCATATTTAAACCATAATACCGATTTTCCTTGATAGGTAGTATATTGCCAGTGCATGAATTTCCCAAATTAGAATAAATCAGTGGGATGGTATCTATAATTAATTTTCTTGCAATTGGTGACAATTTAGTCGACTGATCTTTTAAAATAATCTGCGCCATATTTATAAAATTATGACACCGTGAATCTATTATGTAATCTTTATTATAAATTTGAGAAAAATCGGCCGCAAATTGGAAAAGTTCATCTTTTTCAATAGCAGTCATAAATAAACTAAATATTTCATCAGATGTGAATGCAATATGCTTTAAGAAATACTTTACTGAAAAGAACGAACATGAACCAGAGAATTGTTGCGTATCACTCTTAAATTGATTTGCAGGTGTAATAGAGCTTACAAGTATCGAAAATAGTTTATAAAAGGTATTCATGTTGAATGTTATTGGATCATCGTCTAAATCCACCAAATGAATTATAAACTGATTAAAAAAATCATTATTGTATGAAGGGCTTACGATAAGATCCTTTACAAAATCTTCTTTTGAGAGGTGAGTACGATAATACAACTCATTGATGTCATTAAAATATTCATCACGGTCATCTACATTAAAATTACATAAGTAATGTATCTTGATTAATTCCTGTATCTTAGCATGTGATATATTCTCAAATTTGAGCGTAATTGGATATAGATCAGCGTTATTGGCCCCATGATTCGCAAGACCATCCCCCGAATTTGTTATAAATAGTGTATATGAATCAGAGTCTTCTTTGCGAAAATAAAGAACAATTGCATGACCATCAACTTTTGTTTTTATGCCCGAGAGTAATATAGCAAATGAATGGGCTGCAATACTAGTTTCAACATATTCAATTAATTTTGGGAGTGTCTTTAAAGTAGGATAGTTCAAGTCAGTAAAAATAAAATTCAGCCCTGTTTTTATAGCCGGACTGATTCCTGGATATTTATTCCAATACGTCTGGAATTTGTTAGCTATTGCAAAGTGGCCCGACCCACTCCCATTTTCAATATATGGATCAAAAAATAAATATTTAAAAAAATTTGCAGCAGGATCTTCATTCGTTACATCATACCGTTTGATTATCTGATCAATGTGACCTCCACGCTGACTAAACTGTCTCTTTTTGGTTCTATTGTGCATAATAACCCTTCTGTTAGTAGATTATATTTAATTATAAATACTACGCATCCCATTTTGCCAAAAGGTGAACTCGTTGTAGAGAACAAAAAGAGTTAGTACGATGCCCCTCAACCTTCTCATTGTTGAATCACCCGCCAAATGCAAAAAAATCCAAGAATATCTGGGCACCGGTTGGCGTGTCCAGGCCACGATGGGCCATATCCGTGCTCTGAAAGAAGAGCTGGAAGGCATCGGCTTCGATCCAAAATCAACTGTTCAGAGATGGGCTCCCGTCTACGAGTCCATCCCTGAAAAGCGGGACGCCATTGCGAATCTACGAAAGGCTGCTGCGACCGCAACAGTCTATCTGGGTTCCGATGATGACCGCGAAGGGGAGGCCATCGCCTGGCATACCTGTGCCATCCTGGGGCTAGACCCAGCCACCACACCCCGTGTTATCTTCCATGAAATCACGGAATCGGCACTGAAGGCTGCCGTTGCCCATCCTGGCAGAATCGATCTGCATAAATTCGAAGCCCAACAGGCTCGTTCGATGCTCGATCTCCTGATTGGCTATACACTGAGCCCATGTCTGTGGCGCTCCGTGAGTTACCAGGCTGGGCTATCCGCGGGGCGGTGTCAAACTCCAGCTCTGCGGATCATTTATGATCGTGACAAGGCCATTGAGGCCCATAAGACGGCCACCTCTTGGAATCTTCAGGCCAAAACTTCCTCTCTTACCTGGACTGCAACAAATCCCTATCCATCCCAAGAGGCAGCTGTTACAGTTCTTCTGGCTCTATCCACACAAACGCCGCAAGTCATCCGCATCACTGACAGAGGTGAGCGGATTGCAACACATCAGCCTCCACCCCCCTTCATTACCTCTACGCTTCAACAGGAAGCCTCCAGTCGTCTTTCCCTGAATCCGAAGGCTACTATGAGGGCTGCACAAACCCTATATGAAGCGGGGCATATTACCTATATGCGCACGGATAATGCGGTTATTTCGGAAGAAGCCAAGGAGGCTCTCACGGCTCTCGTGACGGCCAAGTACGGTGCTCCCTTCTTGGCATCAACATCAGTGACAGCGACCGCGGCTCCGTCAAAAGCAAAAGCGAAGGAGAAAGCAAAGGCCACTGCAGCCCCAGCTGTCGAAGCACAGGCCGCGCATGAAGCAATCCGACCTACCCATCCTGAAACGACACCCGCTGGGCTTGAGGGTGCCGAAAAGCGCGTTTACGATCTCATCTGGCGCCGTACCGTTCAGAGCGTCATGGCGGCCGAGCAGCGAGACACTGTAACTCTTAAGGGCTCCCTTCATGAGACACCAGTCACCACCTCCTGGGATCAAACCCGCTTTGCAGGATGGCGTATTCTTGATCTCAAAGAAGCCGATGAACGGGCAGAAAAAGCAGCCTTTGCTGCCAATGCCGCCTTACGCAAGGATACACAGACTCCATGGACGGCTGTTATCATCACGGAGACGCATACGACACCCCCCGGTCGCTACACGGAAGCCTCCCTCATCAGTGATCTGGAACGCAAGGGCATCGGCCGCCCGAGCACCTATGCCACCCTCGTGGAGACCGTGATCGACCGCAAGTATGTAGAAAAGGGATCTGTAGCGGCCACACCGACCCCCTATAAGGAGATCACGCTGACTGCCGGAGAAAGCAAGGCCAAGGCCGTCACCAAGACCACCATGACGGGGGCCGAGCGGGAAAAGTTGCGCACAACCCCACTGGGACGCACCGTCATTGAATGGCTTCTTACAACTTTCGGGGATCTCTGTGAGTACGGATTCACGGCGGCCATGGAGGCTTCGCTGGACTCTGTCGCCACCGGCGCATCAACAGGCCCTGCTCTTCTTACAACCACATGGGATCGCTACAAGGATCGCTACACGGCTATCATGTCAACTCCTTCAACCGGATCATCATCCAAATGCAAGGAATTTGGGGATGGCTACAAGGCTATTATGAGCAAGAAGGGTCCGCTCTTTGTCTTGGAAAAAGAAGGCGCCAAGACGCAGTTCGCGACGCTACCAGGACCCCTCACCATCGCAACGGCTACCAAGGAGGATGCCATAGCAGCCTTTGGCCCTGGCTCAGCCTCCAGCTCTTCCAGTGGCGATGAACTCGGCGAACTCGAAGGTGACCCAGTACTCAAAAAGAAAGGCCCCTATGGTCACTACGTCACTTGGCGCACCTACAGAGTGACGGTCAAGGCAGAGGAAACGCTGGAGGAAATTGCACCCCGGCTTCTGGCTGCTCCGGATGCCATTGACCACACCATTGGCCCCTTCAAAATCCGCAAAGGGGCCTATGGACTCTATATGTTCAAGACAGGATCAAAGGGCAAACCAACCTTTGTCGGTATTCCAGACACCACTCCTTACGCAACTCTGACCGTTGAAGGGGCAGAGGCGCTTTATAAGGAGCATAATGTGCCAAAGGCAAAGAAGTTTGTAAAGAAATAAGTGCGGTTAAGCACCAAAAAAACAACCTAGCCTCTGAAATGGATGAGGTCTCATCCAATCGTCTGTAGTGAAATGGTATCATGCTTCCCTTCCAAGGAAGTGGCAGGGGTTCGATTCCCCTCAGACGAATCTGGCTTTGTCGTCCAGTGGTCAGGACTTAGGACTTTGAATCCTACAACCCAAGTTCGAATCTTGGCTTAGTCAAAAAATGCAGTTTTCTTTGCGAATTATTCGGTAGAACACTTCTTTTTAATCATTATGGTCGAATACGGTGTTAACTTTTTGTAGCCACTCACCAGCTCATACCCGGCCTTCTCTGCAAACGAAAGCCATTCAGGAATGAGATCCCATGTGACCCAATCATGACCTAGCAATAATAATCGAGTGCAGCAACAACTATTCTGATTTGCAAAAAGTGGATCGTCATTGTTGGTATCACGGGGCGCTGCGACTGAATGAATGCCCGGTGCCTCTCTATCTATACCCCAGACTTCCACTGTATTTTGATCTCTGGTCGAATACACAACATTCCTAGAAATCCGATAGATACCCATCCTGCTATCCGATTATAAAAATGTGACGGGGGCCACGGGCTTTGCCAGATAAAGGCACGAAGACACAATGGGAACCCGATCATCAAAAGTTCTCCATTCGCCTGGGAGTCGAAAGATTACCGACGCAGATTTCATTGGCATTGATTATACCGCCGTAAAAGGTAAAATCAATTCCATCTATGCAAAGAAGAATGTCTATTTCATCTCAGTGAGACCCGGTGATGTCTATGAAGATCCAACCAACAAAGATCCAGATCGCGTCAGAGTTCTCTATGATGCAGTAAACTATAAAATCACCCACATGCTACATGGGTAGCCTTGGCAGTCTGCCGCTGCCTCCTTTTGGTAGGTTCAAAACGCCAACCCCGCACAACACGCCGACGAGTCCTAGCAATATCTCGAGGGGGCGATCCGAGTTACAGGTGGGAGACCGGGCTGTTCCTCATTATTATAACAAAAAAGCTGATATATAGAACCATCTAGAACCCGTGGAATAATACTTTCCTTAAAATATCTCTGAGCCTCGACCCGGGCCACTCGTACACGATCTGCTGGTACGGGCCGATAGTACGGCGGCTGCTCTTTCAGATGACTAAGAGCTCTTAACTTTACTCTCGCCAAAGAAGTTGCTTCGGATACAATTGGGTACAGTATAATAATTTTATAGACACCTGGGATTCCCCCAAAGACCCTTTCCATGAGATTCTGAGAACGTGCGCTTTGAGCCGTTGTTTCCCAAAGAACATTCAATTGAAGATCAAAGGCTCGTTGGAGAGCAATGGGCATTTTATCATTAATGGATAAACCTTCGCGATTGGGTTCATTAAGGATCTTATCCTGAAATTCTTGAATGGCTGTATCCAGTTCACTGTGGCGAACCCCTTCGTAGAGTGCCATAGACCCTTCGCGAAACTCTCGAATAGAAATAAGAGGATTATCCTTATCAATTTGCGTAAAATTTGATAAATTAATACCAAACATTTTTTGGATATAAGAATCTGCTGAACTTTTTCCAGATCCAGGAGGGCCAAATTATATGATACAGAGCGGATGTTTGGTCGGTTGAACACGCTTAAATTGATCTTCTATCTGCAGAAGTTTATTGAGTGTTAAATTGGCAGCACGATTAACGAATCCAGCCATCTCCCTACAAGGAATTGCCAAAATCTACGCATAATACGGTGCCAACTTCGAAGGTGCCTCAGCTCCTCTAGCAGAACCGCGGCCAATTCCTGGCGGAGCAAACGGCTGATCCATGCGCATTGTATCCTGCCGTGTTGGATTATTAAAACGCCGACCAGACATCGCTCCCACGACTTCATCAGATGTGCGCCGACACTCATCACCCCCTGGGATCACAAGCACAGCGAGAGGATTGGAAGCATTTTGAACACCGGGTGGCATTCCGTAGGGAACCGGTGGTGCCACGGTGTTACGGTGCAAAGGAGCATCCTCCGGTATAATGATCTGGCACTTAGTCAATGGCTGATTAAGCCGCCGCAGCCGACTTTCCACATCAATTTGAGCTTGTGTGACGGGGGCACCGACCCCAAATCCAAAGGTCGGATGGTTGCGCTCCGCTTCTACGGCCGCAGAGCTATCCACAACCTCCATAGGCCATGCAGTTCGATAGGAGTGACAGATCTGAGACGATGCAGCAGGATCATTCGGGGTTCCATCTGGAATCGGGGCATCGGGAAAGGTATGATACCGTGCCACCAGCGTCGGATCCCGCTTCAAGCACCGAGTCACCGGTTCATACCAGGTCGACGTATCGGGCGGCGCAGAGGCCTGTATGTACTGATCATGGGTGCTCTGTTGCAGCCGATAGGGAGTTTCGTTGTAAGGTCCCGCCGCCAAGGAATCCAGACGATACTCACTGTTCATCTATGAAGGTGCCGGAAAAAAGAAGTCAATAAGTAGAGATGGCCGACTGCGTTCCTTTAACGGATGCGAAATACCTGAACCGCCCTTCGCCGCCCTATCATGCGCAAGGCTGCAAGGGATTACAGAAGGCCGGGAATGATGGGCAGAACTACATATCGACCCCGAATAAGAAGGGTATTTACACATGGAAGGCGGCCCCCCGTGCCGCCCATACCTATATCACTCACAACAATGGAGCGCGACCCTATGAAGTGGAAGATTTCGGTGGCCACGTAAAAGTGCATGATCGGGTTTGGCAGCGCGGTACTAACGGAAATAGTGAGACGTATCTTCGTGGCAAAACGTTACTTAATACACCCTATGAAACCCTCTTTGTGGGTAAGGATACGACCAGCGAAGATAAGAAGCAGAGCGCCGATGAATTCGGCGATGGCAACAGTGTCCTAATCCAGGTCTCTAAGACTAAGGTCATCTATGTAGGAGATCGGATCTATACCTTCAGCCCTGTGAAAGGCGACATAATCCGGTCCTACTTTTCACCCATCGGCAATAGCGATGTCCCCTATCCCTATGCAATTGGCGATACTCATACCTATATCATGTTGGATGCCGTCGCAATTCCGAATGAACTGTTGGACCTCAAAGATGATATTTATGAACAGTGGTATTTTGCAGGGAGTAAGAAACAGTGTGATAATTCCCGGACAAAGCGGCCGACTCCCTATTGCCGGGCGCTCCTCAAAGACAAGGCGGCAGTCACCCGGAAGCTCAGTATTCAACAGAAGCGGAAGACTCTGAAGATTAAGAAAGTTTAATAAAGTAACTGATCTTATTGAGGAGCACCCGCACGAACCAGGGTAGATGCAGCAGAGGCCCGATCCTGAATTTCTGTAATACGCAGCGTCATATGCCAATCACAGGAGGCTGCATCCGGGCCACCCAGAGGTCGTCCCCAGCGATCTATCCACGTAAAACTCAGCCGATCCAGCCGACCAAGTACCGGTGCAAAGACCTTGGGTGATTCAATCATAGTCTGTGCATAGCATCCAAAGTCATTCAGCAGCAACTTGGCAAAATAATGCGAAACCTGACCCGTTGGATCCTGTGAGACCGCTGTATCCTCCACATCCGTATGATCGACTGAATTCATAAATTCCGTTTCGCTCATTCGGAGAAAGATATAGTCCGTAGTAAGACGGGGGAAATAGGACGCTGTTACACAGAACCCTGCAGAACAAGGAAGCGCAATGACCGGAGCTGGAGGGCCGCCAAAGCCTAAATTCCAGCCAAGGCCCCAATCGGAAGGAGGTAATGGCTGAACAGAGGACGGTGGCAATAGCTGAAAGGGCGCGGGACCCGTAATAGAAATGCGACCTGTTGTAACATTATAGTCGATGCTAAACCCGACAGGGAGATTAATGAAATCTATCACATCCTGCATAGAATAAGTTCCATCGGCCAATGATAAAACCAAAGGATCTACTAAAGGAAGGAAGTTTCCACTCATATCTGCAATGAAAGGTAACGTATTGCCCTTTGCAGCCGAAAATGTATAAAACCCGGACAACATCTTGATCTGCACAATATCAATCCGCGCAACATTGCGATAGGTTCGCGGCAGCCGAATCCGAAATTGTGTAGGAAGTGGATACACTCGTTGATCACGATCCAAGCTATCGACCATAAGCGTATGCACAATACGCTGCTCCGTAGTCTGAAAAGCGGTATTCTGCAGCGATAAACTGCCGGGACCCGCTCCTCCAGGCCCTTCTACGACCGGGGCCCGACCGGGTCCATTAATCCAGGACAGGGCATGGGTTCGCCATTGATCAGCAGCCTGAAGTCGCCCATCCTGCTTCAGCCGATCCGATACAGAGGTGCCATCCGTTTCACTAGAATGATCTGTATCGGCTCCGGAATCGGCAGATGAGGTGGATGTTACAGATTCTGCCGAATCATCCAAATCATTGTAGGGGGTTAGCATTGCTCTATTTAGAGGCCCATCAGTTTAGATTTAGGCCCATCGAGGTCGAAGGATCTTGAGGTTTCGAAGTGTCTTAGCAGACCGTTTCATACTCTTGCCCTTGTACCCATAGTAATACTGGGCGGCATCTGCCCATTCGTTTTTATCCGATGTCATATCATACCGATCAAATAGAGATAGTGGCACAAAAACTTTTTCAATTAGAATATAGACATTGTGGGATCCCACTAAGATAGGATAGGGAACATCATTGGGACCTAGTTTCGAATAATAGGCCACCACTGTTTCATTCGATCCCAGGCTAAACTCATATATTTCACCACCGATATAGACAAACTTGTTGCCGACCTGCAGCAACACGGTATTACCAGTATATGGACTGCAGTCGAAGTATCGAGCTTCCGATTTAGTGCAGGAGTTTTTACCAGGATAGACTGCATCGGCGTGAAACGACCCGATCTGTTCATCATAATGTTCATAGTCCCCATCCTCATTTTTGAGACCCTTGAACACCTTGACAGAAGAGCCCCGCACTTCTACACGAAAGGGCGTATCCATATTATCATGAATCTCGTACACAACCTTCCGACTTTTCCGGGTCTTCCGGGTAGACATCCTATAAGAATCCCTGATTTTATGAATCAGAGACAGGCGGATTACAGCGATTATGTACTATGTAGATGCCCGATAGTGATAATAGTAGAATTTCCGTCCCACTTCGAACAATAATCGGCACATCATTCTGTAGAATCCCATAAGGAATCCAAATAGAAGAAGACACAATGCTTAATGCACAAAAGGATAATGAATATATATTAGTACTTCGTTTGGAATATAGCAAATACATAAAAATAAATCGGGCCATCATAGAAAAGCCAACAGCTGTATACGGCAGCACGGTTAGTTCAGTCATACCCTCCAGATGGTACGACGCCACTCTTTAAGAGCGACTCTTCCGACTCTTCCGACTCTTCCGACCCTTTTTAAGATAGTTAAGAGACCCAAGGACTCCAGGCGTATTAAACGCACGAATTGTATTCAAATTAACATCAAAATCGCTTATTAGATGATCCATAGTCCGCACAACCTGATCATGCGTCGTCAGTAGATCCTTGCGATGATGGGAATAGGTCGGATCATTCACCATCTGGAAGAGGGCATCGCGGAGATGCGCCATGCCATTCACTGTGGAAAGTGCATAGGAATACTGAAGTCCCTTATCCTTCATGGCAACAATGCGCCCCACATGTTCGAGTTCTGACTTTGCCCACCCCATGATACCGAAAAATGTTGTTTCATAGGTGTGGCTGCTCATTATATTAATTACTCAGATAATTAATAGGATGACATCAAGGACAAGGAAACAGGCTACTGTCATCTGCAATGCACAGATCAAAGCAGGGCGCAGAGTACTGAAGGCCAAAACCCGCAAACAGGCGGTGACCCTTCTGAGGAAAGTCCCCCATACAGTCGAAGGCAATGTAGAGAAGGGTCTGGCCTGGTGGGATACTGTTCAGTGGTGGAAGAGTAACCGACTCACTCGGGCTGCAGTAAATGCAGCCATTGAGGGCCAGATACCGGCTATGCGAAATGGCTGCATAAAGAAACATATGCAGAATTAACGACGGCTGCGGCGACTGCGACGCCTGTGTTTCTGTTGTTTCTTTGACTTACGACGAGCACCACCTGCCATAGGTTTCTCATCCCGGATTTCTTCTCTTATTAAATGGTACCAAAACTTCGCCCCATCCTCTTTTCCACCCATTCGTCCCCAGGCCCACCCTATCGGCAGTGTCGGATCAACAAATAAGCCACCTTCAGGCCCAATGCGTGGAACTAGTGGATTACTGGCTGGAAGAGATGCTGTACGAGAATAGTACTTTACTCCCGCCTGACTTCTAGAAGTTTTAAGCATCCAGCCTCTGAGTAATGCTTCTTTGGCCAGAGTTCCCTCCGTTAATGCGACCGGCGCATTCATCGTAGTATGGATTGCCGCGGGTATAATAGAATCTCCGAGTACAACAAAGTTTTCAGGATCAGGGATGCCCAGTTCGCGGCACATCGCCAAATAGGCTTCCCATTTTGCCCTTGGGAATGTGCGACCCTTTACTGTAATATTTGCA